GGATTCAATCCACCCGTCGTTGATAGTCCGGGGCCGACAGAAAGACTGGCAAGGCCGGTATTTGTAATGAAAACATTATTCGCGTCTCCGGAAATCCCAATACCCGCATTACCCGCCGTGATAGCCACGACACCGGTGTTGGTAATAGTGGGGTTATTGCCCGGTGTAACACTTATACCGGGACCGGCTACAAGGTTGCGAATGCCGGTGTTTGTGAGGGTAGGGTTCTGGGCCGTGCCGCCCACCGCTATACCATCGCCGCCAGTGAGAGTTCGAACGCCAGAAGACTCTAATATCGGCTCAGTAGCCGTGCCAGTGTTGATAAGACCGCCGCCAGTGACCAGAGTTATAACACCGTCGTTATTCAGCACGGGTGTTTGGGGGTTGAAGGGAAATGTGATACTGATTCCAGCGCCGGCAAGAATAGATGTGAGGCCGGTCGAGGAGGCGGATAGTTCGGTCCAAGCCCCGTTCGTGGAAGGGTCGCCACCACCAAGAATGGTCTTTTGGCCGGTTAATATGTATGTGGCGGAATTTGCTGGAGAAATAATAGTATCATATTCGTAATACTGCTCGGTAGCGGACCAGAGGCCGCGCCAGTTCATCGTCGTAGGTAATACACTAAGCCGATCAAGTGGGTTTCTTAATGATTGGAGGCTCATTTCTATATATACTGATTTTTTAATCGAGGCGGGTATATGTCACACGCGCGTTGGTGATTGTTGTCACTTGCCCAGCACCCAACTTCGCACCGGACATCGTGATTATGTCAAGGGCCGGAGGAGCGACCACGTCACCCATCGTCAATACGCCGGACACGGAGAAGTTCGTCGTAGTGCTTCCAACGGTGGGCTGGACATCGATGGTTAGAGGAAGCGCACCGGTGCCACTGGGAGTCCAAGTCCATCTGGTCCAGTCCGCGGCCGTCTGGACAAGGGGGGTAGTGGAGAGGCCGGAGAAGGTCACTGAATATGAGTAACCGGGTTCGGCGGAATAGGCGGCATTCGCGGTAATCGCAATCACCGTCGCGGCGGCGGCGGGAACCCCAATAGTAGGGTTGTAGTATCCCTCCCAAGAGGACTGAGATAACTTTATCCAGTTACCCGTCGCGTCCTCGGCGGGGTCGTCGCCGCCCCTCACGGCAGTCTGAGCGGGGGCGCCATCCACAGTCGCGCCGCCAACCATCAGATACGCGCCGCTATTGAGGGATGACAGCACTACATCATTGACGTAATACTGGCTGGCCACATCCCAGTAAGGAGAGTTGTCTTCGGGATTCTTATTCACACTCATACCGTCGGGCAGAACTGCGAGGCGGGAAACGGGGTTCTGAAGACTCTCCAACGACATCTTGTTTTATACTATATCCATACATTTTTTGAGCGGAGCAACAAAACCTATTATTTGTGTGAAACACGAATTGTAGGTTATGAATATTTACATCAAACGGCCCGCCAATCCGCCACGGCGACCGGAGGCCGGGGCAGCGTGGCTGCGACCACTCTCCATACCCTCCTTCTTGGCGGCGTGGCTGCCCGACTTCACCATCCCCATACGGTTCGCCAGAGCAAGCACCTTGCCGCCAATCATACGGGCCAGACCCTCGCGAGTGCCAGCGGGGGACAGAGGCGCCGCGATGATGTCTTGCTCGGACAGAACACCCTTGATGATGCGGGAAGAGCCACGGATGGACTCGAAGAAGCCCGAGTTCGCCGTAATCACGTAGATCTGGGGCTGAACGGGGAAAGGGAAGGTGTTGCGGGCGCGGAGGTTGAACTGGAGGGTGAAGTTACCCACCAGCGACGGTGCTTGGCCCGACTGGAGTGTGAGGTCCATTGAGGGCTTCAGCACGAGGAAGCCGCCCACCGTAGAGAGGCGGGCGCCCACGGCACCGCTGGGAGCGCGACCAAAGCCGGACCACGTGTTCCAGTCCATCTCCAGACCGTTCTTCACCGACATATGATACAACTGCTCGGCCGTGTGGGAGGACAGCAGACCGGAGAAGTTGTCGAAGTTGATTGAAAGGGGCTGGGTTGTGCGGGCGCCATTCACCGAGCATTCCAGAGGGAGGTAGGAAGAGCCGAACTGGGGCAGCGTCGGGTCAAGGGCGCGGTTCTGGGCCGTAGTCGCCGAGTCCGCCAGAGCCTTAACGTAGATGATGAGGAGGTCGGGAATCTGGGGCAGCGTGATTGTCTGAGACTGTAACTGCTGAACATCCCCGCCGGCGGGGTCACCCGCCGCCGCCATCACGGTATTCTGCTGCTGCGTGATATAGCGGGGAAACTCCATATAGGGAACAACCGACTTGGGAGGTAGCGGGATGTCGAGAGAGGGCGTGAGAAACTGGCAATTCACTACAGAGTCGCGGAACACGCCGCCGGGAACAAAGGTGTTATAAGACACGGGGGCGGACCACTGGGTCTCAGTCTCACCGCCACTGTAGTAGAGTTTCTGAGAAGAGCCAACCTCCTTGTTACGCAGACGCAGCGCACGGTTGGGGTCGCGCATATTCATCACTAACTGAATGTTGTTGATGCCGAAGAGGCCCGTGTCGCTGGAATGCTCCTCGGAGAAGATGAAGGGGGACAGAACCAGTTTCTCGGACGTGCGCCACTTGAGGAACACGGAGTAGAGGCCATTCACCGTTGTATCCTCTTGCTCCGTGGAGACGGGAACACCATCGACGGTATTCACCACAAGGCCGTTGGAGAGGGTGTAGGCCCCCGCCACCGTGCCTACGAGAGGCGTCCCCGCCGGGTCAGTGAAGACGATGTTGGCCCACGCGCCGTTGGGAGGCTCGGCGTAGTTGTGGGCCATATTGGTATAGCCGCTCATAGGGTCGTTCTGGGCGTTCAGACCGGCCGCGTTCGACTGATACTTGTCCAACATTGTCGGGCAAGTGCGCTGGAGGCGGTTGTCCTTGTAGTCCGTCAGACGGAGAACCTCGGTCAGAACGTCTTGGGAGTTGATAGTTACCGTAGTGTCGTTGATGGTCGCCGTCATCGTGGCGCAGAGGGAGTTGAGCGGGAAGGCCGCAAGAGAGCCATCCGTTCCCAGTTCCAGTAACGGCTCACCAATGGGATACTGGCCGCCATTGGAATCGGCAAGGCGCACATCCACGCGGAGGAATACCGTAGAGGCCCAGTCAATGTCGCGGCTCACATACACGTTCTCGGAGGGGACGTAGATGTTGTAGGTGTGCTGGGACTGGGTCTGGGAGATGGCTTGGAAGGGGGAGTTCGTCAGAGACAGAGCGCCCTTCTCCACGGCATACTTGGGGCGAGTCTGAACAATGCGGTCATCGAAAACGGCCAACTTCTCAATGTCAGCGCTCATCGTGGTTTATACTACTACGGCCGAAAATATTTAAGAACGATAATCCAGTTTGCGGAACATCATTTTAATAGAGACATCGGAGGTATTGAACATAGTGAGGGGGATTAGTTCGCCGGTGAGTCTGTATTTCCAGAAAACTTGGATGTCTATGTTGCGGATTTCTTCGTGGGAGGCGTTCATAGAGACCATTCGGTATTCGGCTGTAGGCTCGTAGAGGCTGAAATCGCGCCACCCTTCGGCCTTCTCCACGGCTTGATCCACCACAAAGTCGCAAATGATAGGCTCAAACGCCGAAGGGCTGCCAACCGACCCACCACCAACATTCCCCGTTCCAATGGCAATAGGGGCTGCCGTATATTCCTTTTTGAGGGGCAACATCGAGGAGGTGAAAACAAGGGCGGCGACGGGAGACCAGAGGGAGCCGGTAGAGGGATAATCTTGCGTTGCGGTCCAGTATAGATTCTGGCTGGCAGTGGGGATGAGGAAATAGGGGTTGTAGGCCGGAGGGGGAACCGCGTTAAGGCCTTGGAGTAGAGGGTTGTTGTTGAGAATATTCGTGTATTGCTGGTTCGTAAAGAGTATCTCATTCGTGTAGTTGTAGGGAGGGACATTCGCGCCAACACCGCCTATCTTTATCGGAGCCGGGGTGAGGGGAAACTGAATAGAGTCCGAGCCAATGGCCCCAAGGTAGGTGTTGTTAAAGTTGGAAAGCAGTCCGAAGAGGTTTCCATTGAAGAAGAGGCGGAGGTAGGCCTCGGTGCCGGGAGAGGCTGGGTCGCCCGGATTATACACGGGCGGCGTGAAGGCCGGTATGGGGATATTTGTGCCTACCGGGTTGGGGCCATAGAAGTTGGGAACCGCGGACAACTGCCCAGCCACGTTGAAGGCGCGGGTGTCTCCGTAGATTGAGAAAAGACGAGTCTCCTCGTTATACTTAATAAAGGGCTGGTCGTGGGCC